TGTTAGAAAAACTATATTTTTAACTGAAACATATAATTCAGATTATAGTATTTTTACACCAAAAGAATTAGATTGTTACATAGGTCTTTACAAACAATACTATGAACCTAGTATTATGACGGAATATGTCGAATAGAATATTAGTTATTATTAGACTTCGGTTTTTTATATGATTCTATTAATTTAATTACATCTTTTACTTTCATAGTTAATGCATCTTCTGGCTCAATTTCAATATTTAATTCATCTTCTAAAATCCCAGATAATTCAATTAGTTTAATAGAATCTAAACCTATGTGTATTAAATTATCTTCTGGATTTAATTCTTTTATTTCTATTTCTAAAAACTTTTCAACTTTTATATATAAAGCATTTTTTTCCATTTAATTTACAAAGAATATTAATGTTTAAATAATTACTATAAATTTAAATAATTACTATAAATTTAAATAATTACTATTAATAATAATTATTTAATTACCATTTACTTTTTTTTACATTAATAAGAGGGCCTTTTCTCTGACCTTTTGGATCGAAATTAGGTTCATCTTCATCATCGGAATCTAAGTTTTTAGACATTTCCCAAAATTCTTTAGATCCTAATTTAAAATCACGATGCGGAGAAGCTTTATACCAAAAAATCTGATCTTCTAATTTATTTGATTTTGCGTTGTTAGAAACCACCAAACATTCATAATTTTCGGTACATTGATCCATAACCTGACAAAAACTCTCAAATGTGGGAAACATACCCGCAAAATTTTCATAAATTCTTTTTCTATTTGCGATATAAGGTTCTCTTAAAATAAAAGTATAATCAATATTTGTTCTTAAGTTGGGAGGAACACCTAATGGATACTGCATAGTAATAACAAGCATTAATTTCCAATGACGACCGTTCATAAAAAGAAGTCTCATCAATTTATCTCTGGCCCATGTATTATCATAAAGACAATCATCTAAAATTACAAACGTTCTAGGATCAATATTAGATCTACCGTAGGCTTCTTTTTCTTTTTTTACTTGTTTCATTACAATTTTTTGTCTCTTTAAAATATTTTCAATAATAGCAGTATTATATTCATCATGAATAAATAATTTTGGCACCATTTTCCCGTAAAATCCATTTCCTGCTTCTGTTCCTGAAATAACAGTTCCGATAGGTATGTCTTGATGATAATACAATAAATCTCTTACTAAGAAACTTTTTCCTGTATCACGTCTTCCTATTAAAACAATGACAGGTCCCTGATTTTCATTAGGCTTAAAGGTAATTTTTTTCATATCGAATTTCTTTAATTCTAAATTCATTATACTATATTACATTATTTTACTAAATATAATAAAAAATAACGCAAACCTATAAGTTTAAAAGTAAAAAAAATATTATATATAACAATTAATGTTCGACCTATTTTATAAAAAAAATAAAAATGGCCAACTCTTTAGTTATTTAGAAGAAAATGGCTTTAGAAATGTTCAAAATTTTGTTCCTATTTATCAAAATTTTTTTTCACTGGATAATAATAATTTTAATTCAATTAATTTAAACCATAAATACAGCATAAAGGAAATTATTGACAGAGAATCAAATAATAAATTTGAAATTAAATGTTGTGATAGTAGTGATAATATTTTAAAATGTAATTCCTTTTTTAAATTTTCTCCGCTGTTAGATCCTGTGAAATATATGGTTGGTAAATACAAAACACTATCAGAAGAAAGCAGAGTTACTTTACCTACTATAGAAACAAATAATTGCCATAGAAAGGTATTAGACAGAAACAATTCCGCTTATGTTGATAGTTTTTTTTCTTATTTATCGTCTAGATTAAAAAATACAACTAATTTCACACATGGAGTAAATTTTTACGGTTCATTTTTGTCTGTTCAAGAAAGATTTTCATTAAACATTTTCGATGACTTAGAATATCTCCATGATTCAGAATATTTTCATAACAATAATAATACACTTTTTGAAGTAGAAGATTTTGATACAGCTAAATTATTAGAAGCAGATACGAGAAACTATAGGAAAAAAATTAGTTTGGAGAAAAGTATTAAAAATCTAGAGGTAGAAACTTTAAATGAAGATATGTTTGAAGATATTTTTAAATTAACGAAAAAGAATTTGGATCGCCATAATAGTGAAATTGCTATTACTAGTTCTGAATTAAAAGAAGAATATTCTAAGGACAACACGGGCATGAATAACAAAAGTGCTAAAAAAACAAATTCTACATGTTCTTCTAGATCATCGAATACCAATTCAAAAAACTCAAATGAATCGCGTGAAAATAATGAAAATACTAGCGATCGTCATGAGTTAAGTTCTGATATTGATTTGTTGGAAGATGAAAATAGTGAAGATTATTCAAGCGAATCATATACAAATTCGCAAAAATCAGATTATTCATCTATGGGAAGCGAAGAAATAATTAATTCGGTTGTTTATGACTTTCCTGTTCAAATTATTTGTTTAGAACGATTAGATAATACATTAGATTCTCTTTTAGATGCAGAAGACGAAATGACAATAAAAGAATGGTCTTCTTGTTTATTTCAAATAATTATGATGCTTATTACATATCAAAAAGTATATGATTTTACACACAACGATTTACATACTAACAATGTAATGTATATTGAAACGGAACGAAAATTTTTGAATTATAAATATAATGGCGTTTATTATAAAGTTCCTACATACGGTAAAATTTTTAAACTTATAGATTTTGGTAGAGCTGTTTATACTTTTAAAGGAAAAACTATTTGTAGTGATAGTTATCATCCAGAGGGCGATGCTGCTACACAATTTAATTTTGAGCCTTATTTTAATGAAAAAAAGCCGCGTCTTATGCCAAATAAAAGTTTCGACTTATGTAGATTAGGTTGTTCGCTTTATGATTATTTTGCGGATGATATAGAAGAACAAGATGAAATTACGCATCCAATTGCTAAAATAGTAGATGAATGGATTCGCGATGATAAAAAACGCAATATGTTATACAAAAATAATGGCGAGGAAAGATACCCTGATTTTAAATTATACAAGATGATTGTTAGAACGGTTCATAATCATTTACCAGAAAAACAATTAGAAAGATCTATTTTCAAAAAATTTGAGAGTTCAAAAAGAAAAATCAAAAAACAAAAAATAATTAATATAGACAACATGGTACCCATGATTTAACTAATTTAACTTTTAACTATTATAATAATTATTTAAATATACCAAAACAATTATTATATAATATGGAAGAGGAAATACGTTATATTTGGCATTTTGATGATGGCATGCAAGATAAAAAGTTTTATACAAACAAATGGATTGTTGTAGAAAAAAAATACAATGGAGGAAAATTAGTATTAAAGAATTTTGACTTACCACATATTATTATTAATACTATTTCCGAATGGAAAACTAGATTATATAATCCAGACGATGTTCCTTATTAAAAATCAGGTTCATTTGTAAATACCTGAGGCACTTTTACTGCTATATCCATGTTTCCAAATTGTTGTAAAATAAAATGTCCTAAAACAACGCTTAAATAAACAAGTAATGTATCTCTAGCTAAAATTTTTAATGGTTTGTTTTCTTTCAATATAAATCTCATTTCAATAAATCTAAAAATAAGGTAAACGGCTGCTATTGCTACTCCAGTAAAAAATATAGAATTAGACATTTATATAAATCTTAAAAAAAGTTTTATATAAATATACGCATTAAGTTAAAATTTCTATATCGTCTAAAATTGGGTCAGGTTTTGTTGAAATTTTTTTGTCTAAATCATGGACATCCAATGTATCTAAAGTAATAGGAGACGCATCATGAATTACTAATTTTTCATCATCCTCGTCATCGTCTTCTTCGGCTTCTTCTAATTTTCTTTTTTCATTGGCTTCATGTGAAATTTTCTCTAAACGTTCTATTGTTTTTGGAGCATTTACTTGACTAGATTTATTAGTTCCCATATCTAAGACAGAATCATTATCATTAAATTTAATGCTAGAAGGTGATAAAGTTTTTATAGCTTTATCCATATCGCTCTGAGATAATTCTTGTTTTTTTGGTTTAGTTTCTATTTGTGTTTTTTCTACTTTACTAATAATAGGTTTCGAGTCAGATGTATTTTCGGAATTATTAGGAACGGTTTCAATAACTAGATTAATATTAGCAGTTTTATCAGCTGATTCAGTATTTTCTTTATTATCAAAATTTTCTTTATTAGTTTCTGTATCTCCAGCAACAGCAACCGTTTCGCTTAATTTTTCTAAAACAGGTTTTTTGATCGTATTTATTTGTTCTGGATCTGTTGTAGTTGCTTCTGCATCTTGTGTAGTTTTTTGCTCTAATTCAATCTTTTCTGTTTCATCTACCATTTTTTCTACTGTTTCTTCAATAATTTCTTCATCTACAGTTTCATCCATGTAAGCCCTTAAGATTTTCTCAACAGGCATACCATCTCTAACAACTTGTAATATACTTTCCTGACATATCAACTCAGCTTCTCTCATATTTTTTTGATAGGATAGAGGAAGTATATCTTTTTCAAAAAGATAAACATTGCTATAAAGTTTTCTAGCATATTGAATATAACATTTGTGAATAAAATCGGAAAGTTTTGGAATATCAATATCGATTTTTTTTTGTTTTTGTGATACTCTAATACTAGTTAAAATCTTTAATTGTGTAATATGAACACAGGTCAATAAATCGTCTAAATAATTACATTGACTTAAAGTAACAATTCTTTTGGTTTCTTCTTCTATAATTGTTGAATTCCATTTTGGTACGCGAGATAAAAAGTTTTGAAACGTCATTAAATATTTTTCACCTTCATCATTATCATTACATAATTTACATGCTTCCTCAAAAATAGATTTAGTGCCCTCAATCATTAAAGGAGTTAAAATAGTTACAAGCCTAGACGAATATTCGTTTTTAGCTTCGGATAAAACATTGACATTATAATCATCCATTTTACATTTCTAAAATATTTTCTAAATTTAGGTTTTTCCGCATATAATATAAATTTAAAACAACAAACATAAAAAGTTTTTCATTTCTAAATTCTTTTCTAATTTTATCGAAATAAATTAAATAAAAGTATTTTTTTTCATGATATTTATCTTGTTCTATATATTCAATTAAATCAATCCCGCTATACCCACGTTGGTATAGTTTTTCAACAAAATCTCTACATGTTTTTACTGTTTTATAATTACTTTTTTTTGTAATATTTTTTTTTAACCATTGTCTTTTTTTTTCATAAACTTCGTGATTGTTTATATCTTTTTTGTTATATTCATGAAGACTTAATCTTTCATTTTTAATGGTAGGATGTGGAATATGGATATTACAAAATCTAGATAAAATAGGTTTCAAAAGTCTATTTTCATTTTCTACAAGAATAAAAAAGCGGGTTGTATGGCTAAATTGTTCAATACATCTTCTAAGTGCTGACTGAGCATCAGTAGTTAATTGATCTGC